AGACCGTGACCGCCTCGCCGCTCACGACGCTCGACTGCACGACGCTCGAACTGCCGTACACCGCGCGCGCCAGATTGACCGGCGACAGCTCGTTCATCGTGATCGTGCACTCGACGGCGGAGATGCGTCGCACCTCGTTGAAGGTGCCCCCGCCGGGTTGCGTGAAGTCCTTCTGCTCGATCGTGTCCTCGGTCACGGAGAACGCCAGATTCGAGGCGTTGCCGACCTCGATCAGCCCGCCGCCGCCCCCGATCTCGCGAAGGTAGGCCCTGCCGCTGCCGATATAAGAGTAGTCCATGAGTCGATCTCCGCTTCAAATGGTGCACGCGGCATGAACTTGCCGCTTGCGTTCGACATAGGCCCTGTGCGCGGCCTCCTGGGTTGAAAAGGCGCCAATGTGCTTGAGCGCGCCGTCGAGCCGCAGGATCATGTAGTCGTGCCGGCGACTGCCTGCGGGCTGGCTAGGCTTTGCCCCGTTCGGGCGCGCGACGCGCCACGTGAACGCGCCGGTTTCGGGCGCGTAGTTCAGCAGCTCGCGCGCGCGATCGGCAGTGAGTTGCTGAAGGAAGTTCATGCTCAGGGTTCGCCCTTGAAGGTGGCCGCGCAGGTGAAAGCCAGCGGGACGTGACAGTAGCCGGCATCGTACTCAGGCCCCGGCGCATCTCCGAGACGCAAGTATTGGCCGCCGCCAGTGTGGAAGCCCAGCAGGGCCTTCATCACGCGGTCGGCCAGCGCCGAGGCCATGTCGCGCGCTGCCTCGACGTCGCCGGCGCCCTTGGCGCTCTTGGCCGCGACCACGACGAACCACTCCAGGCGCACCTGCTGCACGTGCGGCACGTTCGCGATCGTATCCCCCACCGTCAGCCCGTCGTAGATCACCCACACGGCCGGCGCCCGCTGCCGTAGCTGCGGCACGCGCTCGAGCTCGCGCAGCGGCTCGATCGTGACGGTCTGGCCGTCCTGCTCGTCGATGCGCGCCCGCAGGCGGTCGAGGATGCGCTGCTCGATCTCGGCGTACATGCTCAAGCTCCGGCCTTGGTGGCGGCCTTGGTGAAGTAGGCCTTGAGGGCGCTCACGACCAGCACCGACCACGCGGGCGGCAGCGCTACGGCGGCCTGGCCGCGGCGCAGCGGCAGGAACGGGCGCGCCGGGATGACGGCCTTCTTGGCGAATATCAGCTTGCCACCCGGGCCGGGGAACACCAGCCGCTTGGCCTTCTTCGGGGTGATGGTGGCGCCGAACTGGTGGACCGGTGCGTAGCGCAGGCTGGTGCCCACGGTGACGCCCTGCGCGTCAGGCTGCGAGGTGATGGACCGCTGCAGCCGCCCGGTGTCGCGCAGCGGCTGGCCCTGCCGGATCTTGAGCGCTGCCCACGGCGCCGCCCATGGGTCGACGCCCAGCTTGAAGCCGAGCCGGATGCGGTTCACCAGTACCCGCCCGATCGTCTCGTAGACCGGCCGCATGTCGCTGGTGGCGGCCTGCAGCGCGGCGAGCTTGGCCCGCGCGCCGCCGTCGTCGATCTTGAATGACAGCTTGCCCACGGTTCAGAAGTCCGAGAGCGTGGTCATGGTGAAGACTCGCTCGGCGCTCTCGCCGCCGTAGTTGAATGCGGCGGCCGGAGGCGTGCCGGCCACGCCCGGCGGCAGGTCGATCCTGCGCGCCGCCAGGTCGCGCAGCTGGGCTAGCGCGTCTTCGTAGCGGCGCCGCACCTCCTCGGGCGCCTGATCGCTCCACAGCCGGTAGCGCAGCACGTCGAGAGCCCAGGCCCGCAGCATGTCTGGCACGGCCACCAGCGGCAGCACGTATCGGCCGGCCAGGTAGCCGTCGATCAGGCTGGCGGCGGCCGCCTCCTGGCGTTCGAAGTCGACGCCGCGGGCCAGCAGATCCACCAGCTCGGCGGCGCTGAAGGCCTCCTCGTAGTCCTCGCGCGTGACGTAGATCATCGCCCCTCCTCAGGCCGCCGTCGGGCGGCGCACCACCGGCAGCAGCGCCGCGATCAGCAGGCGATCGCCGCCCACCGTCGCCATGCACCGCACCTCGTACTCCGCGCCCGCCACGCCGCCGCCTATGCGCTGCAGCACGCGATTGCCGGCGACCTGCGGCGAGCCGATAAGCATCGCGGCGGCGGACGGATCGGTGCCGATGCGAACGGCGATCGTCACAGCCGGCAGGGATGGCGCGCCGGCGCCGACAGCCTCGTAGTCGAATGCCGCCGTCACCTCCTCGCCCGGATCTTTCGTCGGCCATCTGGTCGTCATGGCATGCCTCGGTCAGTGCGCTGCGAGGTCGATTGTCGCTTCAAAGTCCGCTGGCTGGCGAGCGGCCTCGAAGGCCGCGCGGCCGCGGCGCGCCACGAAGCCGCGCGTCGGCGTGAAGATCGGCCCGAAGGCCGATCCCCACATCCCGGAGGCGGCGGCGGACAGCACCGCGCCGCTGGCGGTAGCGCTGGACGGGCCGAATGCCGCGCCGGGGATGAACGCCGCGGCGGCGGCCAGCGTGACGCTTGGCGCCGCGCCGCCTGCCGTCGCCACGCCGGCCAGCAGGCTCGCCCCCGCGGTGAGTGTGGCCCCGCCGGCGGCAGCGCCAGCGCCGCCAGATGCGGCACCGGCCACGAGCGCGGCCGAAGACTGCACGACGACGCCCGAAGCCGTCGCGTTGCGCTGCCCGGCCGCCGCGCCGGCAATGAAGGCAGCGGCCGCGGAAAGCGTCGCGCCCGAAGCTGTGCCTGCCGCAGCGCCGGACGCCGAGCCCGGCACCAGCGCCACGGCGCACGTGATGGTCGCGCCGGCGGCGCTTGCGTTCTGCTGCCCGGCCGCGGAACCGGCCAGCAGAGCGCCTGCTGCGATCCACGTCGCCCCGCTTGCCGTGCCGCCGCTGGCGCCGGATGCCGAACCGGCGGTCAGGGACGCGGCGCCAGCGACCGTCGCGCCCGCGGCCGTGGCGTTGCGCTGCCCGGAGGCGATGCCGGCCAGCAGCGCCGCGACGGCGGCCAGGGTCACGCCGCCGGCTGTCCCAGCGGTTTGCCCGCTGGCGGCCCCGGCGATCAGCGCGGAGGCGGCGGAGACGGTAGTGCCCGCGGCTGTGCCGCTCGTCTGGCCGGTGGCAGATCCCGCAATTAGCGATGACGCGGCGGAGACGGTGGCGCCAGAAGCCGTGCCGCTCGTCTGCCCAGTTGCCGCTCCGGCGATCAGCGCCGCGGCGGCAGAAACGGTGGCGCCGGGGGCCGAAGCGCCGGCCGCCGACGTGCTGAACGCGTCACTGACGGCGACGTTGCTGTCGCTGGTGCCGGTCGACCAGACGATGGCGACGCGGTAGCTCGTGCCGCCCGCGAGGCCGGTGGCGGCAGAGGGCCAGTCGAAGACACCGCTGGCGGTAGGCGCAGCGGTGCTGCCGGCCCAGGTGGCGGCGACGCTGCCGGAATCCTGCCCGGCCTTGACCTGTGCGGCGCTCGGCGCGGACAGCGCCGAGGGGTAGATGACGGCGTAGAGCCGCGGCCCACCCGCGCCGAGCAGGGTGAGCAGCATGGGTTACTCCAGCGGGCGCAGCGGGGCGTGCGTCACGGTCAGATCACCATCTGCCGCAGCATGACCGTCGACGTGTTGTGCGCCATGTGGACGTAGTAGATCTCGGCCGCGCCGTCCTTGTAGATCACGTCGAACGCCGTGTCGCCGACGATCGCCGCGCCCTGCGGATACAGCATCGTCCCCCACGGGAACAGCTCGGACCGCACGAAGTCGAGCGCGAACCAGCGGCCCGTCGCGTCCCGCTGGATGTAGAGCATCCCGTTGTGGAGCGCGTACTTGCTGCCCGTCGTGAACGTCTCCGAGGAGGGCGAGTACGTCACGGTCTGCCACGTGTTGCCCGCGATGTCGTAGCGGTGCAGCGCGCCCGTGGCCGCGCCTTGCAGCGAGTAGATCCAGCGGCCGTTAATGATCGCGGACTCGTTGTTCCATTCCGTGCCCTCGGCACTGTGGACCCAATGCGCGCTCATGCCCGCGCCCGGAGCCGCCGCGCGCGCCGCACCCGGCGTCAGCGTGGACCACGTGTTCGCCGAGATCGAGTAGCGATACAGCGTGACCGCGTTGTTGCCGAGCAGGTAGAGGAAGTCGTCGTTCCCTTCGATCGCGTACTGCGACGTGGCGTCCGGCGTCGTCGTCCACGTCGCGACGGTCAGCGTGTCGGCCGTGTTCGCGGTGATCGTGCGAATCTGGCCCGCGCCCGTGCCCGCCGTGATGCGCACCTGCGAGTTCACCCACTGCGACGCCGTCCACGTCTTGCCGGTCTGCACCAGCGTCGTCGTCGTGGCGCTCGTCGCCGTGCCGGTCGCAAACGACCGGAACGCGCCGTCCACGATCGAGGGCGTCGCGACCATCTTGGCGTCCGTGCCGAACGAAATCGGCATATTGGCGAGCGTCGTCCAGGTGTTCGTGGCGTAGTCGTACTTGCGGAACGACGCGGCCGCGGTCGAGCCGTTGGCGCCGACGTACCACACGGGCGTGAGCAGCCGGTACACGGTGGACGCGGTGAACGCCGACGCCTGCGTCGCGACGGTGATCGTGGCGTTGGTGGTCACGGTGTTGCTCACGATGTCGAGCACCGCGCCTGCGTTCGGCCCCGCAAGGATGTGGACGCGATAGCCGCGCAGGTCGCGCGCGAGCGTCTGGTTCGTGACGATCGTTGAGGTCGTGCCGCCCGTCGCGGTGAGCGACGCCGCCGC